CTCGTTTGTTTCCTCTTATATGTATCTTGTTACCTATTACATACTCATTTTCTCTGTTTATTCTCCTCTTTAGCCAGTTTTCTCATCTTTTCCCTCTTGTTACACCTTCATTTAGCATCTTTCTCTCTTTTTTGTTTGTTTATATTTTTTAAAAGTTCCTACTCCCGAGGAACGAATTGTTAATACTTTTAATGATTTTTTAAATGCTGTAGATTTTGCTGGTGTTCCAAGAGAGCAACTAGCTCAAGTTTGTAATTTTTGTATGACTGAAACGCCCTCTTCGTTAAATTTAAAAAATTTAGCATTTGCTTGTGAGAGTTTTCAGTCTCCTTTTAAATATAATTCCTCAGTTTCTAGTGTTTTTTCTTCTTTTTTTGATATCACAGTTTTTTCTGCTTTAGGTACTTCTACAGTTAAATGTTTTGCTTCTGGACGCAGCATTTTGGTTCCTTTTCATTGTTTGACAACTAATAGTTCTCTTCAAGAGAATTATAGAGTTGTTGTTTATTCCGATATTTCGCAAAATAAAAGAATAATAGATCATGAGTGTGTCAAGTTGGCATACCATGATGAAAAGGATGATGTTGCAATATTACAACTACCCCGAACTTTTCCCTCTCCGTTTAAAGATCGCTCTAAGTGGTTTAAGAAGGAATTGGATTCGAGTGCACCGTCATTTCTAATTAATAATACAGGAGTTGCTTCGCTGGTTGGTCTAAACGCCAGGCCTGCGCAGCCGAATACTTATAGGACTTATGCATGGTCTAATACTTTTGGTGTCACAGATTTATTCTATGACACTAGAGGTAAAGGACTTTGTGGGTCGCTTGTATTCCAACAAGATTGTGGTTTTGTTGGGATGCATGTGGCCGGTAATGCTGGTACTGGAGTTGGGGTTGGTAAAATTTGGAATGTAAATACGCGCGAAAGTATTGCCCAGATTATATCGTCTCCAGCTACTCAAATACCCTTTGCTATAGCTCAATATAAGGATTCAAATTCAAGTGTTATGAAGTTAGGAATAGATGAGGAGTTAGGAATGACCGAAGAAGAGTTTCGGAAAATCCAAGCTAGTGTGCCCTCTTGTTCAAAACTTGTTACCACACCTCTCTACGGGATATATCCGGTATCCCGTTTCCCTGCACAGTTAAGTAAGTATGGCAAGTGTACAGTGAAAGATGTCGCGAAGAAGTCTTTTTCTCCTCTAGTCCCTGTAGATGAGAAGGAGATGCAATTTGCGATTGACACAATGCAGGCCATATTACCAGAATTTTCAAAGATAACAGATAGTGAAGTTGTTATAGGTAATGCCTCTTTAGCTGCTCTAAATAAGAAATCTTCCAACGGTTTTGGTTGTCTTCCTGATAAGGCAGACTATATTGATTTTGATCGTGGGGAATTTAAAGAATTCTTTAAGGTTGAATTGGACAATATAGAAACTCAATTAAAGCAACAAATTCTTCCTTGGAGGAATTTTGTTTGGGTTGAATCGTTGAAAGATGAATTAAGAGGAGTAGAAAAAGAGGGGTTACCCCGAAGTTTTCGCGTTGGCACCGTCCATCAACAGGTGCTATCCAAAAAATATCTAGGAGATCTTGTTCAAAAATTGATGTCATTTCGCGAATTTAACGGAATTATGGTGGGAGTTAATCCTTTCATAGAATGGGACAATTTGGCTAAGAAATTGTCCAATTACCGTTTATTCGCTGCTGATGTTAAACAATGGGATGGCGGCATGCTGGTTCAAGTCCAGCGTGCTGTTGTTCAAGAGATCGTCAAGAAATTTCGAGGAACTACTGCGGAAACTAAAGCTTTAGAGCTTTTGTTGGAAACAATAATTCATAGTTTGGTTATCGTTCAGGATGACTTTTACTTAACTACCCACTCGCTTCCGTCAGGCCATTTTTTAACTGCCATTTTTAATAGTTTAGTTAATAGGTTTTATACTGCAATGTGGTATTATAGACAAATGACTAAGTATGGTAGAGTCGTAAGTGTGAAACAGTATTTTGATGATGTGTTAGACTTGGTTTATGGAGATGATAAAGTTGTGGGTGTTAAAAATAATTTTGACATCCTCACTGCGCGAACAATGCGCGATTTTTTCACTTCTATAGGCCTGGGTTTGACTACATCAACTAAAGGAGAAATAGATTTCGATTTTCAGACTTTGGGGGAGATAGACTTTCTCAAAAGAAAGTTCGTTTTCCACCAGGATCTGGGTCGTTATATGTGTCCCCTTGAGTTAAGGACTTTGTATTCTGGATTGTCTTTTGTTATGAGTGATAAGGATATGTCACAAGTTTTGGATGATAAGATAAATAATATCCAAAGAGAGTTATTTCTCCATCCGGACTATGACAAACACTTAGAAGACCTCTACTCTAGACTTGACAAATACAAGTATCCTTATTTGAAATTACCCGTTTCTTACTTGCGATTCTTATATACTGATCAAGAGTCTTTAATACGTATGTACGAATCTTTATTTTAATTTTATTTTATTTTGTTTTATTTTATTCTAAAATTTGTATATATTGGAAAATTAAATTTTTG